GGAGTTTGTATAGTTCAGCCATTGAAGAAGCGTTGTTAATTCTATCATTCACATCTAATGATGCCTTGTTAGAAGTCGCATCTACTCTCTTTGGCTGGTTATCCACTCCGTTAAATAAATAAGGTTTATCACCTTTTAATTGTTCAATAAATGTTGATTGGTCAAAGTCCTCACTACCACTTGCTTGTGATAATAAATGTTTGAAATAATCAGCATCTTTGATACCGTTTTTCGCAACAACTTGCTGAACAGCCATATCAGACTGTAATTGCTTGTTATTACTTTCCAAGCCCTCAATCGTACCTTGTAGCGTTTGGATCAGTTCAGCCGCCTTATCCAAATCGGATTTATTAGCTTCATCTGCTTCACGTTTCGCATTAATTAACTCTTGCGCTTGTTCAATACTATCAACCCCTAATTGTTCTGCTAATTCAGACTTTGCTCGGTTAGCACCTTTGCTAAATCCCTTATCAATCAGTTTATCAAGTTTTGATTGTGATATAACCACCTCGTTATTTTCAGTTGTAGGAGTATCAACTTCTGCCGTTTTTTGCTCGTCAGCCATAACATTTACCTCTTATATATAAAAAGTCGCTTTAATAATAACATTATTTTAAACCTTTGGCAATAAATGTGCCAATACGTTTATACATATAATTCACTTGGCTATCATCTAACGCAAAGAATTTACGCCCTAATGCTTCGTGATTGTAATAAGCCTTATCGTTTTCCTTGCCAGTAAAGTAGATCATAGCACCACTACGATACTTCTTAACTTTCATACCGTGTAGCATATTACCGTGAAACGTAAGATTAACCTTTGAACCTCTACCTTTACTATTTCTATAACGCTTATATTGTTTGTTATATGGTCTGTATGAATTAAATGATTTCTCATCAGCATCACGACCAGCTTGTGTTCGCTTTTGTATTTGCGTAGTGAATAGAGTAGCAACTGATATTATTTCTTCATCAGTAGCAGTTAATTTCTTTAACACCTTTTTAAAGTTAGGTGTCTTGGTTACACGAATACCCACCTGCTCTAGCTTCCTCTGGTTTCATTTTATAAAATCTATGCCGACAATTATAAGCACGTCTTGAATCACGTTCTAATGCGTTCTTTTCAGCATCATTGTAGCATTTATTCTTATCTAATATATGGCGGCAATATTCACGAGTCTTATCATCTCTAACGCCCACATATACCCAAACACCCTCACCAACACCTTTGCCCATTAAATCAATTAACTCTTGCTGGAATACACCAATAGCAGTTAATGCGTAAGTCTTGGAATATTTAGCTAAATCTGAATCAACTAATGTTTGTTCTAAACCTTTGACCATATCATCAAGTGAAGCATCTGATATAGCGTATTTGTAAAGTTCACGCTTTACAGATAAACCAATATCATCAGCAAGTTTAGTAAACTGCTCACGCTTCATATTCTTTAGTATTTGAATCTTCTTAGCATCATCTGCTGTGAATATAGCATCATAGCCATTAGCCTTAAATGCTTCTTGAGTACCCTCAAACATTTCATTGAACCGATCATCAATTAATGAATTGACCATCTTGTAATAACCAGCATCACGCAAGACATTACGCCAAGCAAACTCATACTTTAGAATGTCATCAGTAGATAGCCCAGCAAGTTGTGCTGTGGCTAATCTTTGAACCCTTTTAAATACTTCATCAGCTTCTTTATCAAAACCTTTAACAAAGCTATTAATTCGGCTCTTTTCTTTGTTATAGATTGAATCAAGCGTTGGCATTTATTCCAAGTGCTGTCATTGTGTCAGTTAATGAGCCACCCGTTTTAACTTTATTAAGCATTTCATTACGAGCATTGATATTATCATCAACATCTACACGAGCATCTTCTTCTGATAAGTCTGGATTCTCACGCATCAATATCTTGTGCGATGATGTTAAACCTAAATCAATTGCTTGTTGGTCAATAGTTAATTGTTCAGTTTGTGATGCTGGATAGTTTGGCTCTACAAAATCAACAGCCATATCGCCCTCACCAATAGACTTACCATAATAATCACTAACAACTTTTAGCATAGCAAATAATTCTTGCTCATATACCTTAAAGTCTTGTTGTTGTTCTTGAGTAAATCTGTCAAGTTTTAAGTTTTCCATTTGTAAGGCAAAACCAGAACTTGCTTGTGAAGTCATACGGAATTGATTAGGACTAACACCATAAGCAACAGCAATATTGTTAGCCAAGTCTTGCGCTACTCTGTTTAGTTGCTCATAGTTTGATTGTAAGTCTAAAACATCAATCTCTGTATTTTGACCAGTAAGCGTTAAGATGCTTAATGGGTCTAATACTTGTCCGAGCAATTCACCCACGTTATCACCTTTACCAATTAATTGTTTGAATGATTGTGTCTTGATGATGTGATTTAAGAACGTCAGATGAACTGCCATATCAATTGTACCACCAGTTAAATCATCACCCGTGTACTTATCCCAGAAAGATTCATCACGCCAACCGTTATGTAAGAATACAAATGGCAATACACCAAATGGGTTAATCATTTCTTCATTATCTTCAACAGCAACAATCTTCTCATTGCCGTTAGTTTTGTCAATATAGTAATGCTCTTCGTCTGACCAGTAAGCCCAGCGTTCAGTCTTTTCATCTGTCATCTCTACGAAATAAGCAACTGATTTAACCTCGCCTTGTGAATACTCCACCTCTGTTTGATGTGGTAAACGTAGCATTATCTTTGGCTGCTCTTTCTTAAAATCCCAACTAACTTGGATAATAACATCATTAAATGCGTTTACATATCTATTGGCTTGTGCCATAGTTTTATCAATACGCAGTTGGTTATATAGTTCTTGTACATCTTCATTTTCAAACTCACGATTAACGCCAAATGAATACACATTAGAGATAGCATTAACAACTTGCTTATAGATGTTGTTGTTATCGTTAATTTGTACGTCTAATTTTAATTGTGCGAATGCTCTATATATCTGACCTAATTTAGATATAACTTGATCCCGATAATTATCGTTATACATCTCATATCTTAAAGCGAACTTCCTTAAACGGCTTGAATCACTTTTAATTGTTTGGTTGCGAATATCATTCGTTGGGTGTTTGTTAATAATCATATTATCCTACTGTCATTCTAATATTACGAACTTCAGCCCTATGTAAGCCGTGTTCATATTCAATATAGTAACCCACCGAATCCACCGAGTGAGTCAAGTCTTGGTTTGACTTGTCAACTTCGCCCTTGTCGTTGTATGACATCTGCTCTAAATCAGTAATAAGTTCTTGATTTCTCTCGCATATCGCAATATTAACAGAACCAGCCCCGTTCCGCAACAGAGAATTGAAAGCATTATTACGGTCTTGTATTCGTGGGTTTGCTGTTTTAATCTTCATCTTGTGGAATCCAGCATCTCTAATCAAACCATAATTAGTCTGGGCTGTGCCTTGGCTTCGTGCTTTACCAGCAGCATCACCATAGATTGTGGCACTAAATAACGCAGCACCAAGATGGCTAAACTTGCTCTTTAAATAATCAAGCGAATCAACTAATGGCTTTCCCTTAATAATAGCATTATCAATAACAGTTACCTTGCCATCTATCACTTGAATCAAATAAATAGCGTTATATGGATTGATGTTAAAGTCAAATGATATGATTAACGGAAGTGTTGGATCAATATCTCTATTAGCGCAAACGTGAACATCACGATCAAACTGATGATAAACGGCACTACCATTAACATTAACAAACTCACCAAGCAAATACTGTTGAAGCAACTTCTCATCATAAGTATCTTTTAAAGTATCAATATAATCTGGTGGTAAATGTTTGTTCTCATACGTTGAAGCCTTAATCAAACGATAGTTATCTGGTTTATTAGCAACAAGTAAATTATAAGCAAAACGATAACCCTCTGGCGTTCCAACTAAATCAACTTGATTAGGCGCTTTATCTGGCAAAGGCGCACGATTACGAGCCAATATTTGTTTGAATGCTTTATCCATCTTATGCTTTGGCATAATGTCGCACTCATCAATCAACGAATAGCCAACTTCATAACCAACAATCATTTCTGGCTCTGACATATTACGAAAGATAATAGTACCAAAGTCTTTGATTATTAACTCTTTATCTGATTTGTTCAGTTGATAATGAAGCCCTAAATCATTACACATCTCTGGGAACTTCTCAAAAGCAATATCACGAATCAATGGATAATTAGGCAAGTAATAAGCAACCTTAACGCTTGGATATTGTAACTTCTTAATGATTGTTTTTAGCGTTCCAGCATAAGACTTGCCAGAGCCAAAACCAGCGATTAATCCAGTAGTTGGATTAACACTCTCAATAAACTCTCTTTGATGGTCAAGAACATTAACGTCTTTAATCATTACTAACTAACAAGTCTAATGCCAGTTACTTCAGTATTACCCTCAACTTCATCTTTAGAAACTTCACGCCAACCAGCTTGAGTTTTAAGATAGAAAATAATAGAAGCAGTATCGCCAGAACGTGCTTTAGTAAGCAATGAACCAGCCACATCTACAATCGCTTCTGAACGACCTTTTTTATACATTCGGAGTGCTTCGGGATCACGCTTAAAAATTTCTTGTAGTGTATCTTTGTTGAAGCCAAAGTAATCAGCCAACTGCTGTTGGTTTAGTACAGCACCAAGAGTTTTTAATTCAGCCTTTTGAGATTTAGTTAAAACTATTTTCTTGCTCATAATCTATTGGTTTAATTCTATATTCTTCACCCTCAAGAAACATAGGCATCTCTATATCTTCCCAATGTGCGTGGGTTTTATCACAACACAATCTTGCTAACTTCTGGATTGTATAACCCTCAGCAAATGCGTGTATCTCTTTCGCCCACTTATGTTGTTTCATTTGAATTTATAAACACCCATCTTACCTTTTTCGCTAACATTCTTGATGGTATAACCTTTTTTTCTCATCTTGCAAATAATGCTGCGTAGATGTTTAATGCCAATACCTCTAGC